CATTAACGGTGGTACCATTCTACCTATTCGTTCTGCCCTTTGATTCCATTTACCAGTTAACTTAAAATCATCTGGTAAAGACATTATTCTTTTCAATTCACCCAAAGTAAGTTTTCGTGGTTCGTTCCAATGAAACGCCCCAGCATTTGTTTGACCATTACCCATTGCTGTTAATGTAGGTGCTGGTGCAAATTGTGATACTCGTTTAAGATTGAAATGATGACCCTTTGGATGATAGTCACCACCAGTCAAAACTTTATCTGGATCTTTAGGCATTTTACTACCTGTATCTTTCCAGTATGCTGTGTTCACAAATTTTTCTGTAAGTTCTTTTACTTCTTCAGAATCATATTCTAATCCCTCTAATGCTTCTTTTAGAGGTATGATTTTATCATTTGGTTCAGGAAAAACATTTTGTATTGTCATAAAATTTAACCCAACCTTTTCTGTAATATCATTTCGTAGACCAATAAAAATAACTCTAGTTCTAGTTTGAGATACGCCATAATTTTTACTGTTCATTACTTGCGAACAGACATCATACCCTATCTTCTCAAACTCATTTAATATTTTGTTATAATATTCTTTTGCCTCACCAATTGTTAAACCAGCAACATTTTCTGCAACAATAACTTTTGGTTTTATTTCATTTGCTACTCGTAGAAACTCAAAGAATAAATCTTCAATATTTTCTACCATCATGCCATCAGAATAATTTTTAGTTTGCCCCCAACCGTCTGAGTGTTTGCCACCAGATGAATGAGATAATTTACCTGCGACACTAAATGCACTACATGGTGGTGAACCATCTAATATATCTATATCAGTTGTGCCAGCAATATCTGTAAAATCTTTACCAGATAATTTTTTTATGTCACCTGGTAATATTGGTGTGTCTGGATAATTTTCTTTATATGTATTTTGTGCTTCTTCAACAAACTCATTAACACAAAGTATCTTACCACCAGCAAGTCTATAACCAGTAGAAGAACCACCGCCACCAGCAAATGTAGAGATAACATTAAATCTTTCTCTTTTGCTAGATTCTACAACATCTTTTAAATTATATATCATGCAAAAAAGTCCTCTATTGTATTACTATCAGAAGCGTCTATCTTCCAATTGATAGCGTCAAGTATAAATCGTAATGGTTCCATAAATGATTTTGTAAACTGTTGTTCGTAATCTATGAGACCATGCATTTCAAATTCTTTAGGTAGTTTTGCCATAAAAGTGATTACATTAGCATTCCATATATTCTTTCGTAAATGAACAAATTTACCTTTGTCACCTTCATAAAACTGTTGAAACTTATGTGATATTTTTTTTAGTTTAAGTAGGTGATTATACAGTAACGCACCTTTTACATGCATTGGTGTGCCTTTCTTGTAGATAGATGTACTGTCACCATACTTTCTTACACCATTAACACTACGAGGAAAAGCAATATCTTCTGGTGGTAATAATTCAAACTCTCTACGAAAGTTTACGATAAACTCTTTCATTTCTTTTTGATCACCACCCATGATAACTTTAAAACTTTCTTTTAGTTTATCTCTACATGGTAAAGGTGTTGATGTCTTTACTGCCTCGATACCCATAATCTTTAGTTTAGGTTCTGGATATTGCACACCTTCTGAATTGTGAACATTTAGAATATATCTTTTCTTTGCTGTCCAAATACCTTTGTCAGCGATTGCCTCTCGTTTCATAACCATTTTATTTTCATAGACATTCATATAATTACCTAATTCGTCATAGCACTTTGTAATAAATGGTTCTAGTTTTTTTGAACAGAATTGATCTAATGCTTTTACAATTTTAGTTTTATCAGTTGCACCAGATAATTTTACAAGTGGTGCCATGTTAATATAAACTGAATCTGTATCTGAAGCAATGATATAATCTTCATTATCTGTTTTATATAATTTGTTAAAGTATTCATTTAGTTTTTGATCTATCCAACGAATATTAAGTTGACCAGATGTAGTTATGGCTTCTGCCATTCTGTGATCATAGTATCTAAAGTATTTGTTACCAATAGCACCATATGCACTATTTAGCGAAATCTTTTTAGAATGCTGAACCAAATAATATCTTCTTGCAAGTTTTTCATACTTAGGATCTTTAGTGTTAGCATATTGTTGTTCTGCCTCAAGCATTTTCTTTTTATAGATTGTTCTATCATTATATTCTTTTTGTATGATACGAGGTAAGAAACCTTGTTTACCAGTTCGATACATTGTGCCATTTGCAGCCATACAGTTGCCATCAGACATATCTACTTTTTTATCTAATAGATCAGTTATATCTACATTCTTTTTATCTGGTAAAATTGTTTCAGGTGAAATATTATATTGCATGATAAGATGAGGATATAGTGAATTTAAATCGAAAGATACAACCCAATCATGGAAACCTACCTTAGGATCTTTTACATACGCACCTACAAGTTCTGGTGATGTAGGGTTCATATCACGCATTGGTACGATAATATTATCTTTTAATAATTCATTAAAAATAATTGTATCCCACATTCTAACTTGTGAGAATACATCTTCATAATTTGCTTTGGCATTATATGCCATAGTTAATGCAAGTTCAATAAGTTGTAGTCTGTCTTCTAGTTTGTCAACCAGTTCAACATCTTGTATATTATAATCTATGAATGATTGTATGTCTTGTTGATACCACTCTTTAAAAGTGTCATATGGATTGTCATCTTTTTGTTCACCAAGTTCTACTTTACCAATATGATCTAGTCTGTAACTTTCTTGATTCTTGATTGTAAATTTTCTATAAAGTTGTAGATAGTCAAGTTGAGCAATACCTAATAGTCTAAAATAAGTTTGTGTTTTACCTTGTTCATAAGTTTCATCTTCTTGTATTATATTCCAAGGCGACATGCGTCTCATGGCACCCTCACCTAATATCTTACCAATTCGTTTTACCAAATAAGGTATATCAAAATATTTACTATTCCAACCAGTAAGAACATCTGGTGTATATGATTGCCAAAATTTAAGAAACTGTTTAAGTAATTCTTTTTCGTTTTCACATTTTACATAATGAACATTATCTTGTTTTACATGATAGTCTGCCATACCCCAAACTAATATTTGTTTTTTAACTTGATCTTTGACAGTAATACAGATCATCTTTTCTGCACAATCACTTACATTAGGAAAACCATATTCACTTTCAACCTCAATATCAATAGTGTATATACGAAGTTTATCTTTATCATATTCTACATTACCTGGCCAATAGTCTGCCATGTATTGATATTGAAATCTATCTGTGCCGTGAATAAAGTTTGGGTGATTTTCGTATCGTTTGATTGCTTGTCTAGCGTCTTTGATTGATTTATAAGATACTGAATCTAAACCAATACCTGTTAAGGATTTGTATCGACCTTTACCTTTTGTAGGCACATAGAGACGAGGAACATATGGTACACGATCCTCGCACCTTTTACCATTGTCGAAATATCTAACAAGTAATTCATCGCCGTAAGGCGACACATTGGTGTAAAAATTCATAATATAATTATATCAGGTTTTGACAATAAAGTCAATGTTATATTGTAGTATCTTTAAAATATTTTTCTAGCACTTCTAGTTGATCATGGTATTGTGCTATGATGTTTAATTCTTTTTCTATGCTTTCGATAATATCACTATGCTCACCAATACCAACAGATTGATTAAAGTAAATTTCAACATTTGCTTTATGTTTTTCTATATGACCTTGGGCGTGTGCCACTAAAGCGTCATACATTATCTTTCTGGTCGCCATCCTCGTTTCCTTTCTTTCCAATATTATATTTTGGTTCTAATGTCCACTCATTTTTTTCTTTAAATGGTAACACTTTTATTTGTGATAATGGTGCTTTACTTGACACTTGTATATCACTAACTAATTCTACTAAACCCCAATCACACAAAAGTTGTGCAATTGTATTTCTTCTTTCAATGTCGTTAACAAAAATATTTGCTGTTTTACCATCAAGGGCAAATAGTTCTTTAAAGTGTACAA